CCGACTTTCATGCACTGGCCCTGCGCCCGTTTGGCTGGCGCGAGGTGTGGATCGGTTATGACCCGGCAAAAGGTACGCAGAACGGCGACAGCGCCGGATGCGTGGTGGTGGCACCGCCAGCCGTGCCAGGCGGTAAGTTTCGCATTCTTGAGCGTCACCAGTGGCGCGGGATGGACTTCCGCGCCCAGGCTGATGCAATCAAAAAACTGACCGAGCAGTACAACGTGACCTATATCGGCATTGACTCGACAGGCGTCGGTCACGGGGTTTATGAGAACGTGAAAGCGTTCTTTCCTGCCGTCCGGGAGTTTGTCTACAACCCCAACGTTAAAAACGCTCTGGTACTCAAGGCCTACGACATTATCAGCCACCGCCGTCTGGAGTTTGACGCCGGACACACCGACATAGCGCAGTCATTTATGGCAATCCGTCGCGCCACCACCGCCAGTGGCAACCGCCCGACCTATGAAGCCAGCCGCAGCGAAGAAGCCAGCCACGCCGATCTGGCCTGGGCAACAATGCACGCACTGTTTAACGAACCACTGCAGGGCGAGTCCGCCAATACCAGTAATATTGTGGAGATTTTTTGATGGGAAAGCGTAAGAAAAACCGCGCAGCGGCGATGAATCAGATCCAGCATAAAAGCCAGACTTCAGCCGAAGCATTCAGCTTCGGCGATCCCGTTCCTGTTCTGGACCGCCGCGAATTACTGGACTATGTGGAATGCGTACAGATGGACCGCTGGTATGAGCCACCAGTGAGTTTCGACGGACTGGCGCGAACCTTCCGCGCCGCCGTGCATCATAGCTCACCGATTGCGGTGAAATGCAACATTCTGACCAGCACCTACATCCCTCACCCGCTGCTCAGCCAGCAGGCTTTTTCACGTTTTGTGCAGGACTATCTGGTATTTGGTAACGCCTACCTGGAGAAACGCACGAACCGGTTCGGTGAAATTATCGCCCTTGAGCCTGCTCTGGCAAAATACACCCGACGCGGGTTAGACCTGGATACCTACTGGTTTGTGCAATACGGTATGACAACCCAGCCGTATCAGTTCACGAAAGGCAGCATCTTTCATCTGATGGAACCCGATATCAACCAGGAGATCTACGGCCTGCCCGGCTATCTTTCTGCCATTCCGTCAGCCCTGCTCAACGAGTCCGCCACGCTGTTCCGACGCAAATATTATATTAATGGCAGCCATGCAGGATTCATAATGTACATGACCGATGCCGCTCAGAACCAGGAGGATGTGAACAACCTCCGCAACGCGATGAAAAGCGCCAAAGGTCCGGGCAACTTCCGCAACCTGTTTATGTACTCGCCTAACGGCAAAAAGGACGGGCTTCAGATCATCCCGCTGTCAGAAGTGGCGGCAAAGGATGAGTTTCTGAACATCAAGAACGTAAGCCGGGACGACATGATGGCGGCGCATCGTGTGCCACCGCAAATGATGGGGATTATGCCGAATAATGTTGGGGGGTTTGGGGGATGTGGAGAAGGCAAGCCGTGTATTCGTCCGAAATGAGCTAATGCCACTACAAAAGCGATTACAGGAGATGAATGATTGGCTTGGCAAGGAGGCGATACAGTTTAATACCTACTCGCTAGATATAGTCCCATAATAAGAAAAGCCACCGTTTGGTGGCTTTTCTTCATTTACTCAATAGGTTCAAACTCATCCTGAGGAATCAGCGTCGATTGACAGGCTTGGCTTAGTACTCCTGATAATTTACATAATAACCGATAGTTATGAGGAGCATCATCGCTAATCTTTTCGACCGTTAAAGTGATTGATTTTGGATCATCCAATAACATCTTCTTGATATCATTACTTAAATACCTAGGGCAGTAACCAACGATTTCAGCTGGTTTATCTGCACGAACGACAACAGCATCCCCATCGTATTCATTTTGAAGATCCAAGCAAAGACGCAAAATTTGCCCCGGTTTCAATTCAGATACACGAGCATTAGCTAAGCTATTTAAGTAACCAAGTCCATGTAAGAAGAAAAAATGCTCAAAGTTACCATCAGAATCAACATCAATTTTTTTGAAAATCTGCAGCTGATCAGTGCTTCGTAAGCCTCCCGAGCGAGCAAGAATATCGATAGGATTTACCTTATCTTCTTCAAATCCAAGCCATTTAATGAAACTCGGATACTCTGGACGTCTCGGTGATAAAAGGCGATTTTTAAAAAGAGGAAACAATTCTTCCGAAACATAAGTTTCACGAACATCACTCATGCCGCTAAACTTTGTAAATTTAGTAGATTTAAGAGCACCTTTGGTATACCTGAAAACATACCCCGATTTGCGCTCTTGCAAGTTACCAACAACATGCCAGTCTCTGGTATCTGGTGCCTGCCATGCGACGTAAACGGAGTTTGTATTAGTCATTCTAGTAACCTTCTGCGATTTTCCATTACCATTAACGTTGCAAATCTACGTGCACTGTCGGATATACACGATGAAGGCACTTGGTTAAACACATCTGTAATGGAATCTTCTGTTAAAACGCTCAACTTACCTAACCAATGGTCGCGAGCGGCAACTCTCCCTTCAACTGCATGTTGAAATGCTTCAACGGTCAGCAAGGGCTTTTTATCAGTTTTTGCTTTGAATAGCTCAGAGCGAGCTTTTCTTACAAAACATGGGATTTGTCGATTTTTATCTTTAGTATTAAGCCGTTCGTTACGCTCATCATCTAACATCTCCCTTCCTAAACTAGCGGCATGATCGTATGTTGGACACAAAAACTGCTCACCAGTTTCATTGTTAAGCATGATCGCCCAATTTTCATGATGGCGATCTTGATTACTCACAAGTGCATCGAGCATCAAAAATCCACAAAATACATCTGCTGCATTTAGCCCGGTTAGATCATATACACTCGGAGGAGGCTTGATAGATTCCCTATCTAAACAACCCAATACCCTTGTGACAGTGTGTTCTCTGACCCTTACCGGCTTTTCCCCGGCTTGTAAAGGCCCAGGATAATCGAATGTCGAACTGTGAAGCACTTCATTTCCCATTACCATCCGGAAACCAGATGGAATGATATTCTGAGTCACCACACCGAATCGACCATTGTATCGCGCCAAATCATAGCTAGCATGTGGAATGTTAAGCAAATGACATAACTCAGCAGCACACTTTTCAGACCAATGCTCGCCAGTACCTAGCCTAGAGTACTTAAACAACTGCAAATTTACAGTGTCATCGGAGAAATAGAACCAAAACTTCTCTTTGGTTCCTAACTGTTCAAGATCGTTAGCTACGGGGCTAAGCTCTACCAATTGGTATGGCATCTGACATCCCTGTTTAGCGGATTATGAATAAGTTAGGTTCCATTTTATCCAAACATTGTCAAATACTCTAAGATTTATTAGATGATAGAGCGATACTGTATGCATGTCCAGCAATCAAATCAATATATAACTCTTATATGACTTAGCGCGCGCTCGTATCCCCGCCACGCCTGCCCGCTTTATGTAGTGGTTTTCATGCACCTGCATGACATGAGCAAAAGCCCGCCAGTTCTGGCATGTCTTAGCCAAACCGATCCTCAAACGATCATGCGAACTCATGCAGCATAGACATGCATGACATGAAAATCGGTCAAACTTTGAAACCAGTCATAAATATGAGCCAGCTTAATACACACTAAATAGCTGCGTCTAATACTGCTACACCTGCCGTTTACTGACATGTGGCATGTCGCGTAAGGGCAACATACTGTAGGCCAGATACAGCAGGATCAGGCGAAGAAAACGGCCCCACGCCTTACCCAGCAAGGGCTAACCGAAGTGGAGCATTATTCCGCGCAGTTATTTAGTGTCAGCTCTTTTGAGCTAAAATCAAGTTTCAACATGAGGGTCTGCGCAGGCTTTCTCATCCCGCTAATTTATACAGCACACCTATATGGCTATGAGTTTGTCATGCCAGCTAATCCTGTTAGGATTAGCCTTGTTTTTTTACGATTGGGATAGGGATATGAAGAAATTAACTGGCGTAATTGCTTTTGCTCTGCTGCTTACTGCTTGTGACAAACCGAAGATCGATGCATCAAGCGATCAGTCGATGAAAGAGTCCATTCAAAAAGTAAGAGAGTCCTTACCTGCAGATAAAAAAGCTCAGTTTGATGATGCAGTTAAAGTCGTTGCCTTTAGCCAAATCAACATGAGAGAGCTAATGCAGGCTGGAACGTCTTCTGGGGACTCTACGAAACAAAAATTAGTCAGCGTTGGAAGGTAAAACTGGTGATGAGGTTATAAATTACGCACAAACTATTCGCCTTGAGCGTGAGAAGAGAGAGAAAGAACAGGCTCTGCAAGAAATAAAAGAACTGGAAGCCAAACAAACCTCTGCAACACAGGCTGCGGAAAAAATGAAAGCCTTCAAGGTCGAACGTTCCCGTTTTTATTTCCAGAAAGAGGATTACGGCAATGATCAGCCAATTCTGGATATTAGCGTTGAAAACGGAACAGACAAAGCGGTTGCCAGAGTATTCTTCAAAGGTGTTATTGCCAGCCCAGGAAGAAGCGTCCCTTGGTTCTCTGACGTCTTCAACTATAAAATTTCTGGAGGTCTGGAACCAGGTGAGAAAGCCAACTGGAAATTAGCCCCTAATAGATACTCTGATTGGGGAAAACTTAAAGTTCCGGCTGATGCTATATTTACCGTCACAGTCATTGGCCTTGAAGACGCAGATGGGAAATCGATCTATGGTGACGCCGAGTTTTCAGAACGCGATGCTGACAGACTGAATCAACTTAGAGATAAGTACCTTTCTAAATAATCGAAATTAAATCTACTTCAGCATAGTCCCTGAGAATATATATCAGGGACTACCAAATCACGGCAGATACCCCTTAGTTAAATAATGCTAAACGCTTAGAAAGAGACCATGAAACGTATAACTTTCTCCTTTACGTTAGTAGCAATCATCATAGCCTTGGCTGGATGTGCTTTGCCAGATAAAGACGGCGACTTCGGAGCTTATGTTCATACCTGTCAGCAATATGCATACGGAAAATCCTATGCCTTTGAGAATAGAGACTTCGCGTATAAGGTCTGTAAGGACGCGGCGAAACTGTGGAGTGACGAAGTTCCTGGCTATGTCATCAGGCAAATTCAACTACATCCTGAAATACCCAGCGAAGAAATTAAATATGCAGCCATGGCCGGCTCTTTGGGGAACAACTAAATCAACTTATGAGAAAGGGGCTTAATGCCCCTTTTCGGTTCCCTTATCAAGTCCTAACGAAACAAGCTCAACTGATTACATCCATCGACCTACTGTATTCATGGCTTCGAATTTTCGCCATCAACTCATCAGTCAATTCAGAAACCCACTGCAGAGCCAGCCCCTTCTCTTCATCGCTACACTCACTAGCCGCTACAAGCTTAAGAAAAAAATCAATGCGCTGGAGCTTCAAAGACTCCAAAAAATAGTCCTGCATCTTTCCTCCTATAACACCATACGCAATACTGTACATATAACCACTGTTTATATTTACAGTATATAATAATCTTACTGATGTAAAACGTTTTTTTACGTTCATCAGCCTGATATGCCTGGTATTATTAAGAGCACGAATTGTTAACCCGCGTAATTAATACAGATCCCGCCACTTATCATCTTCCTGCAAACGCTGGTTCCGATAGAAGATACGCAGGCCTGCTCCTGACGGAATACTGCCGCCACGAAGCAGTAAATCGACTTCTTTCTCGCTGCCATCAAATCCTCTGGACTTCAGTTCATAGACGAGCTGCTGACGCTGATGCTCTGTAATTCGCTGTTTGTGGTCTTTACGCCGTTTCGGTTTAACCAGGCGTAATCTTGCTGCCAGTTCCCGGTGCCTTTTTTGTCCCATACTGTGCAGGTAATCGTGCAATTCCTTGTCATCCATGCAGGTAATGTCCGTTCTGGTATCCCCATCTGCTGATTTATCTTTCTCATGTTGGTTCAAATTTTCAGCAAGGGGACAGTTATTGCCACGAGTCCAAGGGGCGCAAGCGCCCTGGTCGGCTGCCGCCTCCTGAACGTCAACGGCCTTACGAACCATTTTCCACTTCACCGCATGAGTGCAGATCTTGCCCTCTGCAATGGGTGACCAGATGCCATAAATACGAATACCGTGATCGCCATATGCGGTCGGTTCTTCGTTGATTTCATAAGCAGTTCTGATGAGGTGATATTTGCGGGGAACCAGTACGCCGCCCTGCTTCATGATGTAGGTGGCAAAACAACCAGCATCAGCAGCAGCCAGGATTGCATCAAGGCGCGGGTTATCCAGTACCGGCGCACCTGCTTTTTTGCCCCCTGTTGCCTTGCCGCCTGACCAGCCAGCAATCGCAGTTCACGGTAAGCCTGACGCCCCGGAATGCCAAAGAAGCGGAATTGCTGAACACGATGCAGAGACGCCCAGGCATTAACGTATTCAGCGTTATCACGCAGGGATTTACCCGTTTCCTTGCTGATCTCGCCAGCCAGACCACGCCCGTCAATGTTCTTACTGATGTATTTCGCGATGTAGCTTGTTGGCGTACCTTTGCGCGGGTTTATCAGCTCAGACTTAAAGCGTGGTCCCGTGTTATTACCCAGCTCCTCGCGGTCTTCACGAATGGCAAACTTACGCAACAAAGCAGTAATGGTGCGGCGATCTTTTTTGCGCATAAAACACAACAGGTGCCAGTGAACTGTACCGTCATGATGCGGCTCAGCCACCCGCACGCCATACCAGCGCAATCCGGCTTTGTGCATCGCCTTACGAAATGCAGCAAACATGCCGACCAGATAATCACTGCTTTGTCTTACCGTCGTATTTGTCCAGGTCGGGTTGGGCCTGCCGTTATTTAGCGTGGAATGGAAACGTGACGGACAGGTGATGGTGTAGAAAACGGCGCAGTCACCGCGCATTTCCGCGATAAGCTCCAGACCTTTAACACAGGCCATCATCTCATTGCGGCGATGCGCAGGGTTGCTGCTGCTGGCGTTTACCACATCCTCCATGTCCAGCGTGTCGCCGTCTTCGTTCACCAGTTCATGAGAACGGAAAAACTCCAGCGACTTACGGCGCTGCTCACGTTTATGCATCATGGCTTCATAGCTGACATAGGGAGATGCTTTTTTGCTGACCAGGCAAACAGCACGCAACTGCTCTTCCCGCCATTCGCAACGCATCTTCCATAATTTCCGGTACCACCAATCGGCGCACAACATACGCGCCAGCGAACCCGGAATGAGTTCATAGGGCACGGGTTTACGGCGGTTTCTTTTCCGGCGGAGTTGCTCAAACGCAGGCGGTATGACATCCAGTCGCAGGGTTTCTGCTGCCACCTTTTCCCATGTCTTGCGGATTTCTTCTGGCTTAACGTCATCGGTGGCATACAAATCGCCACAAGCTGCATCAAGGCACATGCTCATATGCGCAGCAACAAGGGTGGACAGGCGTTTCACCTGATCCTGACTCATTTCAGGCAGAATCAGCAGGCCGTCCAGCCCTTCATGGCTTGCCATAAAGCGAAAAGAAGTGGATAGCTGACTGTCGCGTACATGCTCCAGCCGTTCCAGACATGGCTTAATCGTCTCACGTAAATAGCGGGAATAAGCCTTTGGCCTGCCAAGGCTGCTGAAGTATTCAATACGTTGCATCAGCGGCCTGCTGATATGGGAAGGCTGGGCGTTAACGTCTGCCAGAATGACCATGTCCGGGTTAAAACGCTGCTGCTCATGCGCCAACTTTGCCCGGCTAATGAACTTATCCTGCTCCATTTCGCGCTGGACAGGATCACGGGATTCATTAAAGAAATAACGCTCCCAAACCTGATCACTCAGTGCCTCGCGGCGCAGTTGTTCCTGCTCGTTATCGGCAGCGTACAGAGTGATCAGGTTTGAAAGCGCAGAAACCGGCGCAACTTCCGCCAGGTCCAGATAAGGGTTAATAGCCTTTTTCGGGCTGTTCCATGAGAATGCTGCGGCGGCCTCGTTAAAGCCGCTGCAGTTGTTCATATCAGCATGGCTCATGCACGCACTCCGTACACGGCAGAACTATCCACGCCACGCGAAGGATCAAATCCCACCCAGCAGCGCGCCCCAGAAACAGCGATGATTTCTGTTGCAGATTTACTCTCGCCAGCCGACACGCCGATGCTGCGTTTTGCCTTGATGTAGTGGTGAGTGAAATTTCGATACAGCGAACGGATCAGGGATGTGTCACTGTTAGAAACAATGACTGGATGACCTTCTGATGATCGATATTCAAGAACAGATGCCAGGTGATACTGGTCATCTTCAGTGAAGCCGTTAGTGTGATAGCCGGAAAACGTACCGTCATAAGGCGGATCGCAATACACCACATCCCCCACCTGCAGCATCGCCAGCGTTTCATCAAAGCTGGCGCAGATAAACGTTGCTTGCTGGGCTTTCTCTGCAAATGCGCGAATTTCTTTTTCAGGGAAATACGGATTTTTATAATTACCGTATGGAATGTTGAAATGCCCGCTCTTGTTATAACGACATAACCCACGGTAACCATGACGATTGAGATACAGGAAATATACCGCTTTCATGAAATCAGTAATTTCAGTTGAGTAATTAAACTCCTGCCTTATGTTGTAATAAGCCACCTCCCTGTTTGCGATCTCAAATAAAACTCTGGCGCGAGATATAAACGATTCACAATCAGCGGCAACCTTTTTATAGAGGTTGATTAAATCAGGATTAATATCCGCAACCAGATAGCTGGGATAATCCGTCTCCATCATCACAGCACAGGAACCCGCGAAAGGTTCAACCAGTCGCGGGCCAGCAGGAAGATGTTTTTTCAGTTCGGACATTATGGCAGTTTTATTTCCCGCCCATTTCAGGATGGTGCTCATACAGCACCTCCGTTGTAATGTTTGCCTTTCAGCTCTGCGATTTCCTGACAGGTAATGCAAAGCTGCACACCCGGAATGGCACGGCGGCGTGCTGGCGGAATTGGCGCTTCACACTCAATGCAAAGCACGCGGGACACGCCCGGCGTTTTGGCACGGGCAGCACGGATATGGCGTTGGCGTTCTTCTTCAACGCGCTGCTGTACGAGATCCATTGCATCAGCCATTAGTGGATCTCCTGCGCTTCGTTCTGGATTGCTTCAGCAGTCACACGAAGCAGTTCTGCCGCTTCGACGTGGGTTAGCTGGCGGGATGTGATATGACACGCCAGGCTATCAAGGCGAGCTACCATTGCTTCAGCCCTTGCCCGGCGTTCTTCCAGACGAGCCTCTGTCAGTAAAATATTAAGCCCTGCGTCATCCGGTCCGGTTTTGGTCGAGAGGGTTTCAATATTACGCATAATCAATTCTCCTGAATTTAGATAAAGGGATGCCCGGCGGGTTTACGCCATTAATTTCATTAGTTGGTTAATTCGGCATGGTTAGCCGTCTGGGAAATAAGCTCACCACTGCACGAAAATGATTCATTGCTTTAATCAACTCCCGCTTTTCGTCAGTGGTCAGCTCATTAATGCTGATGCTATGACGTTCAGCTGGAATTTTTGCCATAAAGAATATGGCAGCCAGTGCCCGTTTATTTTGTTCGTTATTGATATCCCGTGGATCACGCATATCTTTAATAAACCGCTCAAGCTCTGACTCAATATTCAGGCCAAATACTTTCGCCCTTAATTCCGCAATGTGATTAAGTCCATTCAGGCGTTCTCCGGGGCTTAATGGAACAGTCGCCGCAGCGCCATTAATTGCCATACTTCATATCCCCCAAACGCACCTATCGTTCTTTGTTCTTACGGTAACGCTCAAAGGGAGATACATTTTTTCGTACCGTCTCTTTAACCTGCTCTCCCCGTAAAAACGTCCCATCCTTTAGCGTGAAAAAGTAACTGCCATCGCCCGACAACGACGGATAACAACAGAGCAAATCATCTTCAGGTACTGAATAACTCTCCCCTCTGTAACAAAACTGATAAACCACTTCACTTTCCGCTGCATACATTTTGACTTTCTCCGTTTCCTCGTGGTCAATTCAGACAGCAATTCATCTTGTGAATGACATGGATGCCAGCGTTTTCCATCCTCACCCATGATCCAGCCGTGACCGTAGTGCATTGCCGGGCTTTGCTTTACCAGCAGCGATGCAAATGATGGTTCTTTCGTCAGCATAAGCACCTCACAGCAAACCGAATGAAGCACCGAGGCCGGTCACGGTATCAACTGCACTCGCCATCGCAGGGTTAGCCTGTAAACGGGCCTGCAATGAAACAGCAGCCAACGCCATCAGTCGTGTTACAGAGTTAATGCTGCTGATAGCATCACGACGACCTGCACTGGTTTTACATCGCCAGATACCGCACCTGCAGCAACACGCCCGATCTCTGCGGTTGCACTCATGACGTAATGTGGCAGTTTCTCTTTTGCCACCTCATTAATCGGTACACATGGCAGACAATGAATCTGTGCCAGAAAACCATCTACCAGCGTTGAATCTTCAGTCAGATCGGTAAGCAGCCAGATTTCTGGTGCGGTTAATAGATGAGGCTGAGCTGGGTTCAGCTTGTTCCGCAGAATCTGCACATTCATGCCTGCACGTTCTGCCAGTTGCACCAGATTGTGGCGCAGTGCAAATGCACGACAGGCTTCATCAAAATGTGGATGTTTGGAAACTTGGTAATCAAACATGGTCAATGCCTCTGATGTATTTCAGAATCGAACTAATTAAGGTTTAGATTGCATTCTGAAAGCGCATCAACGGTCATGGCTGCTATGTTGATCATCACTTTTTCGCGTTTTTTATCTTTGCGCAAACGGTGACAGATAAGGCGTCCGTCAGCCAACATGTCATTGATGGTATCGATGGACAGCCCTGTCAGCTCGCTATAGCGCTCAATAGTCACATGAGGCGTGGTAAGAGTGATTGAAATGTTAGGTCTCATGATGCAACATTCCTCGTTTAATGATGATTAATCAGGACGAATACGGATCGTTTGTATTTTGTGAACACCATAAACATACGATCGCGCAATGAAATCGTCAAGATAAAAGTTCACTTGGAGTGACCATGAATTTGGAGAAAGGCGGACGAGGCGCTATAGAGCGCATGGTAGAAGCTTATGGATTCAAAACTCGACAGGCGTTGTGCGATCATTTAGGAATCTCTAAAAGTACACTCGCCACACGCTACATGCGTGACTCATTCCCAGCAGAATGGGTAATCCAGTGCGCCCTTGAAACGGGCACCTCGCTTAATTGGCTCACAACCGGACATGGTTCAAAGCAAACTTCAGGTAATACAAATACTATGGAAGTTGCTAAATATGTATTATCTGATGGTGCCTTGCGTGAAGACGGTTTTTATATTTTTGATAAGGGATTTCTACCCTCTACGTTTAAAAAACCTTTTGTCATCACAGATAACAATTCTGAATTTATTTGTGATAAAGAATTTGATGATATACGTGATGGTAAATGGGTAATAAGTATTGATGGCGAAGTAACGATCCGTGACATTACTCGTTTACCCGGTGGAAGAATCTTCGTCGAGGGTGGAAACAGAGCCTTCGAATGTAAGATAGAAGACATTGAAATAATTGGTAAAATTATAAGTTTAACAGTCAAGTATGTTAAATAGTACCGGGAGGAAACTATGCTTGGTAAGGTATTTTTTGTGGTTTTGTCATGTTCTTTGTTATTAAACCCACTAACTACCTATGCTAGAAATTATCCCTGCTCAGGGAAAAAGGGAGGTGTTTCTCACTGTACCTCAGATGGCAAATTCGTTTGCAATGATGGAACTATTAGTAAATCCAAAAAAATCTGTACTAAAAACTCACGATAACTTTTGCTTTTATATCTGCGTCTAAAATAAAAATGAGCCGCAGGTTAACCGCAAAAGTTACATGCTCACATAGCAAAAAGAATAGCCAACTTCATTATGGCTTCAGTGAGATGTATGGTCGTAGGATTTCATACATTGACACTGGTTATACATACAGTAAAAATGCTCTCTACTGGAGGGCATTTTTTATGGCAGTACGAAAACTCACCACAGGGAAATGGCTTTGCGAATGTTACCCCGCCGGACGAAGTGGGCGTCGTGTGCGTAAACAATTCGCCACCAAAGGCGAAGCTCTGGCTTTTGAGCGTCACACTATGGAAGAAACCGAATCAAAGCCATGGCTGGGCGAATCAGTGGATCGTCGAACCCTGAAAGACGTGGTTGAGCTATGGTTCAAACTACATGGTAAATCTCTGACTGCTGGGCAACATGTCTATGACAAATTGCTGCTGATGGTTGACGCTCTGGGCAATCCTCTTGCAACCGATCTCACCTCTAAAATGTTTGCCCACTATCGAGATAAACGCCTGACAGGCGAGATCTACTTCAGCGAGAAATGGAAGAAAGGAGCAAGCCCGGTCACCATTAACCTGGAGCAAAGCTATCTAAGTAGTGTTTTTAGCGAACTATCCCGTCTGGGCGAATGGTCGTATCCGAACCCACTGGAGAACATGCGAAAATTCACCATCGCAGAAAAAGAGATGGCATGGCTTACCCATGAGCAGATTGTTGAATTACTGGCTGATTGCAAACGTCAGGACCCAATTCTAGCACTGGTAGTTAAGATATGCTTAAGCACAGGCGCACGCTGGCGAGAAGCCGTAAATCTTACTCGTTCACAGGTGACCAAATACCGAATTACCTTTGTAAGAACGAAGGGGAAGAAAAACAGAAGCATCCCTATCAGTAAAGAGCTTTACGAAGAGATCATGGCGCTTGATGGGTTCAATTTCTTCACAGACTGCTATTTTCAATTTTTATCCGTGATGGAAAAAACGTCTATCGTGCTCCCTCGCGGTCAACTCACACACGTTCTGCGCCATACGTTTGCGGCGCACTTCATGATGTCGGGTGGAAACATTCTGGCCTTACAAAAAATTCTCGGACACCACGATATAAAAATGACTATGCGTTACGCACATCTGGCACCGGATCATCTGGAAACGGCGCTCCGTTTCAATCCTCTGGCAACGCTGCCAAGTGGCGACAAAGTGGCGGCAGCGGTTGGCATTACCCCGTAATAACCACCACTGACCACCAACCTAACTTATTGTTTTTAATCTAACTTGTTGTTTTCATTAACCCGTTTACATAAATGGTTATTTTTTTAGTCCGGAAATTCATATCCGCTATTAATAATCGCACTACGTACCCGGTCACGCACCTCTTTTACCGTGGTTTCCGGTAGGCCAACCATGGTTAATCCCGGTAATCCATTACTGATATGCACCTCTATAGTGATAGGCGGCGCATTGACGCCAAGTGCGGCGCGAGTATGAACAATCGCCAGTGACATAATCCCTCCTGTTACGTGGATTATGCGGAATAGAAGAGAAAATCGAATTACTGACTTTTTGTTTTTTAGCGGCTGATTCCTGAATTTTGGCGTCATTTTCAGGTAAGAAACATCAAACTGGAAGAACGCTCGCAGAAGCGAAAAGAAGGAAAACAGGGTGTAAAGCGCACCAAAAGGGGGAGGAAAACGTGAAAATTTTTCAGTTGCTAATTTTTCTTATAAAAAACAAAGCCCTTTTAGGCATTCACCTGCATTATCTGAAACGTGGTTAAAAAAATATCTTGTGCTATTGGCAAAACCTATGGTAACTCTTTAGGTATTCCTTCGAACAAGATGCAAGAATAGACAAAAATGACAGCCCTTCTACGAGTGATTAGCCTGGTCGTGATTAGCGTGGTGGTGATTATTATCCCACCGTGCGGGGCTGCACTTGGACGAGGAAAGGCTTAGAAATCAAGCCTTAACGAACTAAGACCCCCGCACCGAAAGGTCCGGGGGTTTTTTTGGCCTGAAAAACTTAAGCGAGGAGCAGAGCGTGAATAACAGCATAAAATTCTGTTTCTCAAGATTTACGACGGGGATGTAACTATGAACGGGGCACAGTGGGTGGTACATGCTTTGCGAGCGCAGGGGGTGAAAACCGTATTTGGTTATCCTGGCGGCGCAATTATGCCGGTTTACGACGCGTTGTATGACGGTGGTGTGGAGCATTTGTTGTGCCGACACGAGCAGGGTGCCGCAATGGCGGCAATCGGTTATGCCCGTTCTACCGGCAAAACCGGTGTTTGTATCGCCACCTCGGGCCCTGGCGCCACTAACCTGATCACTGGCCTGGCGGATGCGTTGTTAGATTCGGTCCCCGTTGTCGCGATCACGGGTCAGGTTTCCGCCCCGTTCATCGGCACCGATGCGTTCCAGGAGGTGGATGTGTTAGGGCTGTCGCTGGCCTGTACCAAACACAGCTTCCTGGTGCAGTCGCTGGCAGAGTTGCCGCGCATCATGGCGGAGGCTTTTGAAGTCGCCAACGCTGGCCGTCCCGGACCAGTTCTGGTGGATATCCCGAAAGATATCCAGTTGGCCAGCGGTGAGCTAGAACCCTGGTTTACTACCGTCGATAACGAAGCGACTTTCCCGCAGGCTGATGTGGAACAGGCGCGCCAGATGCTGGAACAGGCGAAAAAACCCATGCTGTACGTCGGCGGTGGTGTTGGTATGGCGAAGGCGGTTCCGGCGCTGCGTAAATTTATCGCGGTAACGCAAATGCCAGTTACCTGCACGCTGAAAGGTCTGGGGGCTGTTGAAGCTGATTATCCGTACTATCTGGGCATGCTGGGAATGCACGGTACTAAAGCGGCTAATTTCGCGGTGCAAGAGTGTGATTTACTGATCGCAGTGGGTGCACGTTTTGATGACCGGGTGACCGGTAAGCTGAATACGTTTGCGCCTAACGCCAGCGTAATCCATATGGATATCGACCCGGCGGAAATGAACAAACTGCGTCAGGCACACGTCGCGTTGCAGGGCGATTTAAATTCGCTGTTGCCGGCATTACAGCAACCGCTGAAGATCGACGCATGGCGTCAGTCTTGTGCAGAGCTGCGCGCAGAACACGCCTGGCGCTATGACCATCCTGGCGAGACTATCTATGCGCCGTTGTTGTTGAAGCAATTGTCGGAACGCAAACCCGCAGACAGTGTGGTGACGACGGATGTGGGGCAGCATCAGATGTGGTCAGCCCAGCATATGACTTACACCCGCCCGGAGAACTTCATCACTTCCAGCGGTCTGGGGACGATGGGATTCGGCTTACCGGCGGCCGTTGGCGCGCAGGTAGCGCGACCGAATGATACCGTTATCTGTATCTCCGGTGACGGCTCCTTCATGATGAATGTTCAGGAGTTGGGCACCGTAAAACGCAAGCAGTTACCGTTGAAGATAGTCTTACTCGACAACCAGCGGTTAGGGATGGTTCGACAATGGCAGCAACTGTTTTTCCAGGAGCGATATAGCGAAACCACCCTGACCGATAACCCCGATTTCCTCATGCTGGCCAGCGCCTTCGGCATTCCAGGCCAGCACATTACTCGTAAAGACCAGGTTGAAGCGGCACTCGACACGATGTTGGCAAGCGAAGGGCCGTACCTGCTTCACGTCTCAATCGACGAACTTGAAAATGTCTGGCCGTTGGTGCCGCCTGGCGCCAGTAACTCTGAAATGCTGGAGAAATTATCATGATGCAACATCAGGTCAATGTATCGGCACGCTTTAATCCAGAAACCTTAGAACGTGTTTTACGCGTGGTGCGCCATCGTGGTTTTCAGGTGTGCTCCATGAATATGGAAGCCGCGACCGATGCGCAGAATATAAATATTGAATTGACCGTTGCCAGTCCCCGGTCGGTCGACTTACTGTTTAGTCAGTTAAGTAAACTGGTAGATGTTGCGCATGTCGCAATCTGCCAGAGCGCTGCCACATCACAACAAATCCGCGCCTGAGCGCAAAAGGAAGAAAAATGACGACGAAAAAAGCTGATTACATTTGGTTCAATGGCGAGATGGTGCGCTGGGAAGACGCGAAGGTTCACGTAATGTCTCACGCGCTGCACTACGGTACGTCGGTATTTGAAGGGATTCGGTGCTACGACTCTCACAAAGGCCCGGTAGTGTTTCGTCATCGTGAACATATGCAGCGCCTGCGCGACTCAGCAAAAATTTATCGTTTTCCGGTTTCCCAGAGCATTGATGAGCTGATGGAAGCCTGCCGCGACGTAATTCGTAAAAATAATCTGACCAGCGCCTATATCCGTCCGTTGGTATTTGTAGGCGATGTCGGTATGGGCGTTAACCCGCCCCCGGGATACACCACTGACGTCATCATCGCCGCGTTCCCGTGGGGGGCATACCTGGGCGCCGAAGCGCTGGATCAGGGGATCGATGCGATGGTTTCTTCCTGGAACCGCGCTGCGCCGAACACCATTCCGACCGCCGCCAAAGCGGGCGGGAACTATCTTTCCTCACTGCTGGTGGGTAGCGAAGCGCGCCGCCACGGCTATCAGGAAGGCATCGCCCTGGATGTAAACGGCTATATATCCGAAGGCGCAGGCGAAAACCTGTTTGAGGTAAAAGATGGCGTGCTGTTTACTCCGCCGTTTACCTCTTCCGCGCTGCCAGGCATTACTCGCGACGCGATCATCAAACTGGCGAAAGAGCTGGGTATTGAAGTGCGTGAGCAGGTGCTGTCCCGTGAATCGCTGTATCTGGCCGACGAAGTGTTTATGTCCGGAACTGCGGCAGAAATTACTCCGGTACGCAGCGTTGATGGTATCCAGGTAGGCGAAGGCCGTTGCGGCCCTGTTACTAAGCGTATCCAACAAGCCTTCTTTGGTCTCTTCACTGGAGAAACCGAGGATAAATGGGGCTGGTTGGATCCGGTAAATTCATAATAAATAAAATTAATATTTTCCCAAAATAATTTGCGTCACAGGAAGGCGGCAACGCAGCGAATCCCCAGGAGCTTACTGTAGTAAGTGACTGGAGTGAGGCAGCCAACGCACCTGTGGCGTGAAGTATGAAGGGAAAAGATGGGGAGTAAATAAAGCATGCCTAAGTACCGTTCCGCCACCACCACTCATGGTCGTAATATGGCGGGTGCCCGCGCGCTGTGGCGCGCCACCGGAATGACCGACAGTGATTTTGGCAAACCGATTATCACCGTGGTGAACTCATTCACTCAGTTTGTGCCGGGTCACGTTCATCTGCGCGATCTCGGTAAGCTGGTCGCCGAACAGATTGAAGCTTCCGGCGGTGTGGCGAAAGAGTTCAACACTATTGCCGTGGATGACGGGATCGCCATGGGGCACGGGGGTATGCTCTATTCACTGCCGTCGCGCGAGCTGATCGCCGACTCCGTGGAGTACATGGTGAACGCTCACTGCGCTGACGCGATGGTGTGTATCTCCAACTGCGACAAAATCACCCCAGGGATGCTCATGGCCTCGCTGCGCCTGAATATTCCGGTGATCTTTGTCTCCGGCGGCCCGATGGAAGCCGGGAAAACCAAACTGTCCGATCAGATCATCAAGCTCGATCTGGTTGATGCCATGATTCAGGGAGCGGACCCGAAAGTCTCTGACGATCAAAGTAACCAGGTTGAACGCTCCGCCTGTCCAACCTGCGGCTCCTGCTCCGGCATGTTTACCGCTAACTCCATGAATTGCCTGATCGAAGCGCTGGGCCTGTCGCAGCCGGGCAACGGCTCGCTGCTGGCGACCCATGCTGACCGGAAGCAGTTGTTCCTCAATGCTGGTAAGCGGATTGTTGAACTGACTAAACGCTATTACGAGCAGGATGACGAAAGCGCACTGCCGCGTAACATCGCCAACAAGGCGGCGTTTGAGAATGCGATGACGCTGGATATTGCGATGGGCGGTTCGACCAATACCGTTCTGCATCTACTGGCGGCGGCGCAGGAAGCGGAAATCGACTTCACCATGAGTGATATCGACAAGCTGTCCCGCAAGGTGCCGCAGCTGTGTAAAGTGGCGCCAAGTACCCAGAAATACCATATGGAAGATGTTCACCGTGCCGGCGGTGTGCTGGGTATTTTAGGCGAGC